GAAACTGCCATAAAATCTGTAGATAAAAAGTTTGCTTGTTGTGAAGCAGATAAAGTGTACATATATTTCCACTTGTATCCGTCAGCAGTTGACAAGATAGCAGTTGATGTTCCTGTTGGCTCTACGGTTGAAGCAGTATTGCCATCATTATCTAAACATTTGTAAACATTTCTGTCTGCTGTTAATACAAAAAAACTTGAGTCATGTAAAGTTGTTGCACCACTATTTGCTGTTTGATTTGTTGTAGTGCCTGTAATTCTTTCTCCATAATCATGTCTGTAAATATCGTAAGTTGTTCCTGTTGTCCAGTTTCTTCTTGGTATTGCAAAAGTAACATCTGAAGAAGTAATTTTTTTAGCTGCCAATAAATCGTCAAAAGGATAAAATTGTGCGTTTACATTATCTGCTGGAGTTACAGGTGATACATCTGAACCCTCGTTATTTGTTCTTGAATCTGCTCTTGTTGATGTTGCGAATGCTTGAGGTCTACCAATACCAAGGTACATAGTATTACCTGAAGACTCTGAAAAAGCTTCGTGAATTCTAAATTTGTCTGTTATTATTGCTGGCATATCTTTTTAATTCTTCCTTACTCAATATTTATACAAGTTTTCATTATGGTTTTGTCGGCCATGTTACATTGTTGCATTTTTCAACCGTATCAAGACCATTTGTAATATCCCTCAATGATTGTCTATAAGTTGTCATATCACTTGATAATGTGTGGTCTGATAAAGCTAAATAATCTGTTTCTGCTATCAAGATGTTTCTTTTTTCTCTAACTTCAGATAATGCTAACTCTAAA